GCACACTCCCGACGACCGAGTTCTGCATCGCTACCGCAGATGACGGTACCCGCGTCCTGTCCGGCCTCATCCCCTACAACAGCAGAACAGTTGATATGGGCGGCTGGTCAGAGATGATCGCGCCGGGGGCATTTTCTGGTGCGTTACAGGCTACCAGCGATGTGCTCTGTCTTCGTGACCATAACTCCTCATTCCTGATGGGCCGCACCAAGTCGAAGACACTTTCCCTAACCGACTCCACCGATGGCCTGCGTTACACCTGCAACCTGCCGAAGACCTCTCAGGCCGCTGACCTCGCCGAATCCATCGACCGTGGGGATCTGGACGCCACTTCGTTTGGCTTTGTAACTCTCGATGACCAGTGGGCGGCTGATGAAAGTGGAAATGTTCTTCGCACCTTGACCTCTGTAGAGCTACACGAAGTTTCACCTTGCAGCTTTCCAGCGTATCCAGCTTCACAGGTATCTCTCCGCACTTGCCCGATTGAGATTCGATCCAAGATTGAGAAGCGCGATTCCAATGACGCCTGTGAATGCGATTGCAGCCAGTGCGTAGGCGGAGATTGCGGTATCTGTAGCAACGACGATTGCGAAGATCCGAACTGCTCAGACGCTTGCAAGGATTCACGCTCCATCCGAAACGCCGATGCGAACCGCAGGCTGAAGATCCGCATCGCGTTCGCGGCCTAACCAAGTTTGAGTTTCACTCCAGACGGACGCGCCGCTTGACGGCTGCATTCGATTGCACCCCTCCGTCTGGACGCTGAGAAGCTACAGCACGCGCTGCCGCTGTCCTGCATTGCAACAAAAACTCGCACCACCAAGGAAGTAATAAATGACTATTCAGGATCTGCAGGCAAAGCGCGCAAAGCTCCTCGTAGACGCTCACGCCATCATGGCGGGTAGCGATGTGACGGCTGAACAAAGAATCGCCGTCGACAAGATGTTGACCGACGCTAACACCGTAAAGGCTGACATCGAACGTACTATCTCGCTTGAAGCCGCTGACGCAGAAATGCGTTCCGTTCCCGGACGTGTGCCACAGGGCGCAGTTGGCGACGGTGCCGCTGTTGTGGCCGAGACTCGTACCTATGACGAGCGTCGTGCTGCCACCACGGTTGCTCTCCGTGCGGCTCTCCAAAACAAGCCGTTTGAGACCCGTGACCTCACCGTATCGGCTGATGGAGCATTCGTCATCCCGGTAGGTGTAACTGACCCGAAGATTGCACGCAAGGATGCTGGCTCTGTATACGACATCGTGTACAAGTTCCGCTCCAGCACAGGCGAGAGCGTCAAGGTGCCGTTCCTCAACGACATCACCAATGGGTTCGTTCTTAACTCGGCTGCTATCACCACGACTGATCCCGCCGTTGGTGGCGTGACCATTGCGGTTGATGACATCCGCAGCAACCCTATCCTCTTGGATAACTCGTTGCTTCAGGATGTGGAGTTCGACCTGATTGGTTTCGTCGAGCGCGCCACGCAGAGCCGTTACCTCCGCACGGTTTCCAATTGGATCACCAATGGCAACACAAGCAACGTCGCTGGCTTGGCATCAGCCTATACCGGCGTCACTACCGCAGCCAACACTGCAATCGCCTTCGGCGACCTCCGTGCAATGATTGCATCGCTAGATCCGGCCTATGCTCCTGGCGCAACCTTCCTGATGAGCAACCTCACGCTGGTCAACGAAATTCTCGGTGTTGTGGACAGCAACGGGCGTCCACTCTTCCTGAATTTCCTCGATGGCGGCACATCCGGTTTCGCGGGCAGCATCTTCGGGTACCCGGTCAAGCTCAACCCATACTCTGCATCCTTTGCAGCGGGCGCAGTTTCAACAATTATGTTTGGAGATTTCAGCGAAGGTTACACCTTCCGCGAGGTTCTTCCGGGCATCGTGCTGAAAAAGAGCGTTGATCGCTGGATCGAGTTGAATCGTACCGGCTTCGTGGCCTTCGCCCGAGTCGGCGGAAGTCCCACGAACGCGGGTTCAGTTTCCTCGACTCCGTCACCCATCGTGGCCCTCGAAATCCACGCCTAACCAAACCCTCAACACGGGGCCGATTTACGTCGGCCCCTACGAGGCTCTCCATGCAGAAAACTCCAGTCAGGTAGAAGCCGATGCCTCTGTCCTACAAAGAAATGTCAGCGCCGATTGCCGAGCCGATAACCTTGGCTGCGGCCAAGCTCCAATGCATCGTTGACATTGGCGACACCAGCCAGGACTCGGTTATTGGCGGGCTTATCATCGCCGCGAGGCAGTTCGTCGAGAAGAAAATGCAGCGTGCGATCTTTCCGCGCGCCATGCGTCTCAGCCTCGACTACTTCCCGTTTCCAGATTGGTCTGGAACCGTTAATGCGAACGACCGCCACTGCCTGTACGGGCGCTACTGGCATCAGCTTGCCATCCGGCTCCCGCTTGTGGCCACGCTCTCTGTTCAATCCATCACCTATATCGACCTCACCGGCACACTTCAGACTTTGGACCCGAATCAGTATTACGTGGATCTGACCAGCGAGCCCGCGCGCATCGTCCCGCTACCGGGCATGTACTGGCCTTATACATCCAGCTACCTCCCTGGCTCAGTCACCATCCTCTACACGGCTGCGACCTACGCCTTACCTGTTGTGGACGCGCTCGTCGTCCCAGCCTCTCCCGGTCCGTACACGGTCACACTTTCGCAGGCTGCGGCCTTCGCTGCTGGCACGGCTCTGCTCGTAGCCAACCCAGCCTTGGTAGATTCCACCGGCGATCCGGTCGCATTCACCAACCAGTCGAACGTGCTCACCGTGGCTGATACATACGAGGGACAGACGCTCGTCGCTACCTACTACGTCGGCAACTGCCCTCAGACGATTATTCAGGCGATGATGCTTTTCATTTCATACTTCTTCACACATCGGGACGCGGCAGAATCGAATCCACCCAAGGCTATTGAGATGGGCATTGACGCTCTCTTAGCCGGTGAAGTTTTCGAGACCTTCGGATACGGGCGTGACTAATGTTTGATCCCACGATTTTCCAACCCGGCGAGTTACGCCACAACATCACCATTCAGTCGCCGAGTACCACCCGTGACGCTTCGGGGCAAACGGGCTCTACGTGGACGACGGTTCTCGAAACGCGTGCCTCTATTGAGTCCACAAGTTCTTTGACCTTCAAGTGGTCGTTCCAAAATTCAGTCTTGGCCGCGAGCGTATCGGACTGCCTCAAGATGCGTTACCCCGCTGTAGACATCGTGCCGGGGATGCAAGTGGTCTGGGGCGACCAAGCGTATTTGGTTCAAGACGTGGATGATGTGCAACGCCGTCACCGCGTGCTTGTTCTCGCCTGCGTCGGCGTGGATGTTGGATCTCAATAATGGACGGCCTGAACCTCAAGATTGATACCACCAAGTTTGAAGCACTGTTGAAGGCAATGCCTCAACGGGTAGCGCGTCGTGCTGTTCGGCAAGCTCTGCAGGCTGGGGGCGATGTACTGCAAGAGGCAATCGCTGCTGAATGTCCAGTGCGGACAGACGCACCGACACCCGGCTCCGATGCCTTACCGCCTGGAATCCTTCAGGCCGACATTTCAGTGCAAGTTACGGTCGGAACCAAAGATGATCCTATCGTCCGCGTCGGCCCATCGAAAGATACCGCACACGTCGCTTGGTGGATTGAGAACGGCTTCGATCACGTCGAAGGGGGCCGCAAGCGCAAGGGCGGCAAAGCTACGAAGCACATTGACGCGAATCCGTTCATGCAGAGAGCTTTCGATTCATCCATAGGTCAAGCTGTGGACACCATGATTGTCAGATTGGCTACATCTCTTGAGCAAGATTTGACCAGCGAGACCTCATCAGGCGGCGATGACAGCTTCGGCGCTGCTGACCTCGAAAAGTGGAACAGTTAGGAAGATTAAATGGCCGATCTTATCACTGGAATCGTTGCGTTGCTTTTGACTGAGACGGCAATTACTTCCATCATCGCAGGCGGCAATTCCATCCAGCCGATTCCCGCGCCTGTTGAAGCGTCTCTCTTTCCAGCCATTGTTTATCAGGTGGTCTCTGACCAAGATGACATGACGTTGACCGGCTCCGCTGGACTGGCCCACGCACGCATCCTGTTCTCTTGTCATGCGTCGTTCGGCCCCGGCTCCTACCTCATCGCACACAATCTTGGCGTGGCCGTCAAGGCAGCGTTGAACGGGTATCAGGGTTTTCTCCCGAGCGGTCCTCAAGTTTTCTTCGCCGACGTTCCGAATGTAACGGATTTGTTTCAGTCTGACGCACTTCTTTCTACAACCAACGTCTCAGTGATCTTCGATTACCAATCGTAGACGTGAGCCTTAACCGAATCATCCGAGGTAATTCATTATGAGCACTTCGTCCACAAAAGCGGGTACTGGAGCGGGGTCTTACCTCGTCATTTCTTCCGTCCCCGCCACTCTCGCAGCACCCGCACAGTATCCGACTCAGCCGCCTGTTCCAATGGTCGTGTCCGCGCCTGCTTGGAGTTCCACCACGACATACATCGCTGGCGCAATCGTATCCTACACCGGCAATAACTGGACCGCAGTGACTCCCGTACTGGGGACCGCTCCTGTAACCGCCGCGTGGACTGAAGGGCCAGCAGTAACTGGCGTTGCCATCCTGCAACTCAAAGAGTTCAGCATTCCTGAACAAACTTGGAAGTACGATTCCGTCACTAACACTGGCTCACCAGTTATCGGCGTCGGCGTTATGGAAGAGAATCTTCCTACCACGGTTGACCCTGGCATCTTCACGGCGACAGGGATTTTCCTTCCATCAGATGCGGGCCAGATCGCGATGCAGACGGCCTTTGCCACCGGCCTCGCGAACAGTTTTCAGGTCCAGCTTAAGCCCATCGCGGGGCAGAGCACCACGGGCAACACTTATGCGTTCACCGGCTTCGTCTCGAAGAACCCTGTGCCGACTAACATCGACGCCTCAAAAGCAGCGACCATCAAGGTCGAGATCAAACTCGACTCATTGATGACTGTGGCTACCGGAGCCTAACCCAACAACCCGCGATGGCAGTCGCGGCTGGCCCACAGATTGGGAGGCGTTGCTCACTCAGCGTCTCCAATCTGTTCAAGTGAGTGAGAGAAATATGAAGAACCCTACTGCACCATCGACCACCCTTGTCATCGGCAAGACCAGCTACGAACTCCTGTTCGACTTTGAATCCATCGCCCTCGCTGAAGAATTGACCGACCGCAGTTTGCTGACCGGCATTCGTAGCAAAGACATCAACGCCCCTTCCATTCGCCTCGTGCAAGCGATGCTGTTCGGGTGCCTTCACGTGAACCATCCAGAGATTACGTTCGGCGACGCGAAGCTTCTCCTCAACAGGAAGAATCTCGGCGAAGTGTGGAGCAAGGTGCTTAATGCGTGGTCTGCGGGGATGTCTGAGCCCGAGGCTGAAGGCGATGGGGACCCCACGAAGGACCAGAGCTGACAGGCGCACAGCGATGGATGGGGTTGTGGAGTTCCGCGCGTTATGACTTGCACCTGTCCGACGCCGAATTCTGGTCCCTAACACCGCGTCAGTTCCACGCACTTCTCCATCGTCATAAGCAACGCCTTGAGCGCGACAACTATTTGGTAGGCATGGTCGCATCAGTGACCGCCAACTTCAGCATGGCGCATCCAGATCCACCGCTCTCCGCCTCCGATTTCATGCTGAATCGCAGAATCAAAGAAGTCACTGACGATGATGTCGCCGAAGACTTCGCAGCCAAGTTCGCACTTATCGCCATGCGTTCCGGCGTTCCCATCCCGTAACAGATCTGGAGTCCATAATGGCAAACGGTAAAAAGGTCGCAGGCGTTTCAGTTGACATGACTCTTGAACTCGCACAGTTCAAGACGGCTTGCCGCGATGCTGAAGCGACCACCAAAAAGATGACCGCCGAGATGCGTGAGGAGATGAACAAGTCCCGCGAGTCCGTCCGCTTACTCTCCGAAGAGTTGGGCCTTGGCATCCCGCGTGGGCTACAGGGAATCATCAGCAAGCTGCCGGGGATCACTACGGCCATGAACGCCGCGTTCGACGCCGTGGTTGTCTTCGCGCTCGCCAAAACCATTTATGAGGTCGGCAACAAAATTGTGGAGATGGTTCACAAGTCCGAGGAGGCAGCACGGAAGCATCAGGAAATGTACAACGGGCTGATTACGTCCATGGAGCACACGAACGACAGTCTGCGGGTGCAGAGTGACGGCCTCCAGCGGTCCATCGACAAGATTGAACACAAACCGCATAACGGCATCAAGGATGCCATCGACGAGGCGATAGAGGAATCGGACAAACTCGGGGAAAAGCTCGGTGCGAACATTAAGCAGATAGCCGCTGGGCTTGCCGGGGAAGCGCCGGGGAAGATCGACTGGCTGCTTGGGGCGACCTACGATGTCGGCCCGAAGAAGGTAATCGAAAAACTCAAGAGTGCCATGGAAGAGATTGAGCTTGGGAAGTCCTCGCTTCCAGGGGCAGATAAAGACGACCAGCGCCGCAATGCGCTCTACGTGGCAAGAACTGAGGCACATTCAGAGGCGCTGAAGGTAGTACCGGATCAGTGGACCGACCCCAAGATCGCTGAAGCCAACGCGGCCAAAGAGCGTGGGCAGTATCAGACGATAGAGGCTGGCTCCGCAGAGTCGATGGACACCGTTGACCTGATGCGGAAGATCTCCGGGCAGACTTCCCACCTAAAGCAGGATGAGAGCAAGACGGAAAGCCCTGAAGTCAAAGCTTACTTCGAGAACATGAAGAAGAATCTCGAAGAACAGATTCACCGGACGGAGGCGGACACCCGTGAGTGGGAATCTGCTCTCCGGGAGACCGGCGTCGATGCGATTAAGGCTCAGGAAGATGCTCATATTAAGCCAGATCGCGATGAACTGGAATCGAATACCAAAGCGGCGAAAGAGTATTGGGAAGCGTGGAGTCGTGGCCAGTCGGATGCTGTGGCTCATGCTGCAACGCTCAGCGAACTCCAGATAAAGATTGGCGCGGCAAACGGCGCGATGACCCCGCACGAGGCCGCTATCGCCACAGCCAACGCACATCAGGCAGCCTACAACGCGCTGATGGAGCACTACTCCGATCTGTTGACGAAGATCCAATCCCAGCTTGCTGCAGGATACCTGACACCCGAGCAGGCAG